TGAGAACCTTCTTTTTTCTCCTGTTTCTTCTTCTACCTGCTCTGCATTCTGTGCGTTTTCTAAGTCTATAAACTCTAAAGGCTGTAAGGTCTTAAAATAAAGGTTTAACGAGATATTATTATATCCAAGTATCTTATCAAAGCCATCTATTAAAAGTTTCTGAAAAGGTCTAATAACAAGGTTATCCATCAATGTTGATGCAGTCTTCAACTCATCTGCGTTATTTCCCAATCCTGAGTTATCTTTGATCCCCAAAAGCATTGGAGAAACTACTCTGTGAGCAACCATAATCTTCTTCATACTTTCTTCTGACAAAAACTCATATTGGTTGTGTGCGTCTGAAAGTTGAACAGGCTGTATCTCTGCTGCTGAGTCTTTATCGTCTGAAAAGTTTAAGATAAATCGACCTGCGTTTGAACTGCCTCCCCATTTCTGTTGTATGCTGTTCTCTATTCTGCGTCTTGTTTCCTCATCAGGTATTCCATTAGAAAAGTTTATAAGCATTGAGGGTGCTAATCCGTTCTGAATGTTGTTTAAGTGAAAGTTAGAAACCTCTCCTTCCAACTCAGCGTATTGCAGGCCTCCTTGATAGTCCACAGGGGAATAGTAATAATATCCTGCTGCGTATGGATTGATATACAGAATCTCAATAGGCTCATTACTTGTTCCAAAAGCAGGTATTCTTTGCAACTCCTCGTTTGGTTTCTTGTTCTCCCAATCTGCACAATAGTAAAACCCTTCTATTTCTCCATCTTCATTGCACTTTTCCATTGCCAACGTCTCAACAGGAATATGTGCCACCTGAGCAACTGTTTTGCGGTCCTTAGAGTAGATCACTTGAATAGCACATTGACCTGCTAATTTTAAATCGTATGCAAACTTTCTAACGCAATCATCTGTAAACAGCGTCATCATTTTAGCGTACTCCTCAGGCTTTTTATTTGAGTCTGTTGCTCCTAAACCTCTACCGAAAATCATTTGACTAATTCCGTTGATAATAGCATTGTTTGTTGGAGACTCTGTATATCTGTCAATCAAATATTGAAAATAGCTATTCTTGTCTCCATAGGTAACGTAATCCTTGTTCTTTACAACCTTAATATCAGGACTGTTATAAGTGCTTAGATTAACTATGCTAATTTGACTTTTTCCTTTTTTCTTCATTAGTCTATAATTATGAATTTATTCTCATTTCCACCTGTGTTATGCTCCGTATAAGAACCTAAGTTAGGTTTGTAAACATTGTTTTCTTTTTGGTTTATTTCCTGTGCTGTGCAAAAGATAGTCTCTCTGTATGCAGGTCTGTATTTAAGGTTTCCAAAAGTTCCGTATTCTTCGATATACTCAAAGTCATAGTACCTGCCCTCAACCATTTTAAATGTATTCTGAATTGCGTTATCTGTCAAGGCTATTACAAGTTCGTTACCCACAATAGAAACCGAACTAATAACGCTTGTGCCTGAACTACCTGACGTATAAGAATATGTGTACTCCTTATTCAAGTCCCTGTCTCTCACTCTTAGATCAAACCTAAATGTTTTAAAGACTCTTGGAATGATCTTTATGGTTTGGTCTCCTGTCGGTTTCAATATCTTCATACTTATATAACTTAAAATTATCCAAAGTTGTCCAAAAAAAAAGCACCCTGTAAAGAGTGCCTTAAAAATTATATTTTTTGTCTGTTATCCGATTGTGATTCCTACATTGGTCAATATTGCTGATGCACTATTTGCTGCACCTGAAAGTTGTAGAATAATTGCAGGGTCTTTTTCTATTGCTGAGAATGTCAAGCTATATCCTGACTTATCTGCCATAGCTGCTCCTCTTGAAATTGTACCTCCTGTTACATCACAACCTCTCTCAAGTCCTGCCATAAAGAAATTGTTGTTGTTGTCCTCTACAACGATTCTCGGACGTCCTTTTGCCAAAAGAGCAACTTTTTCTGATGTCGCTGCGTCAATCGTGTTTAAGTTCAATGTTAATACTTGGTCATAAAACGTAGTTCCATTATCTCTACTTGATGTTACAGTCTCCTCAAAGGTACTGCCATTAAGCAATTCAAATTTATATCCTGTTGATGCAGTAAACGCTGTTAATTCTCCTGATAGAATTGTATAAGTTGCTGCCGCATCATAGTTAATGATATATACGTTTCGTAACCCTCCTAAATTTGTAGCACATTGTGCTGACCTTCCTGCTGTTATATTACAAGCCATTTTTTATATTTTTAAGGGTTAAACTGTTGGTGATATTTGTGTTGCTGAAACTGCTATATTCAAACTTGAAAGATAATTAACACCTACTGTTCTGAAAGGCGTTCTCTCCTGTCCTGTCAAAGTAAATGTAACTCCATTCAAGTCTGCTGCTGCTTGTCCTGAACTTAACACTCCGTTGTTTGTCATACCATTTATAGCACCAAAAATGTAATATAGTCCTGTGTTTCTTTCTTTAACAAAAGCAACTGTTTTTTCACTCATTAGTTCATTAAACGCTATTACACTTGCTGAGTCTAAACCTTTCAATGTAACTGTGATTGATTGGTCAAATACTTTTCCTGCTGTTTCCTGAGAAACTGTTGAGGTGCTTTCAAATGAATTGATGCCTTTTAAGTCGTACTTGTATGCTATTAAGTTTCCTCCTCCTTTTTTTACATAAGCTGTCATTGGAATAGCGTCTGAGTGAAGGTTTGCCATACTGTCGTAATCAACCGCTGACCACGAGAATACATATAATTCATCAATGCCACCAATATATTGTTTACAGGGTTCTGTTCTCCCTGTTGTCATTGTACAAGCCATATTATTTATTTTTTAAATAAAAAAAAGGTAGGCAAGGACTATCCCAACCTACCCATTTCTTGTTAATTATTATTTACTTATGCGTAACGTACGATGTCAGCAAGAACTCCAATCTGAACTCCTCCTGAAAAACGCATTACCATTCTAACCTGCTCAGATCCATCAATATCTGCCATATCAATTACCTTAACAGTATTCGTGTCATTCAACAATCCTGTTCCAAACATAAGGTTAGATTTTTGAGCCGCAATCATTACGTCTGCACCCAATCCGTTTGTTACAAAGATTTTAACTCCGTTGATAGACAAGTTAGAACCTTGTGCATACCATTGAGAACCTTCGTTGTTGTAACCTGCTGCTCCAAGACCTGCTGCACCAAATCCACCCAATGCTGTGATGTAGTGGCGTGCAATGTTCTGAGATACATAAATGAACAAATCTTCTTTTCCGTAAACTGCCTGTGGGATAGCATCTGTTACCTTAGTCAATTCTGCTACTACGTTTCCTGCATTTACTCCTCCTGCAATTGCTGCAATTTTGTTTCCTGCGGGTGCTGCTGCTGACAAAGCTGTGAAACCTGCGAAAGAGTTTGCTCCTGCGGCTCCTGACCAAATTTTAGTCTCCATAAATTCTGCTACCTCAGCTGATGCGTGTGCGATCAAGAAGTCAGAAAATTTAGGTGGCAAGTTGTCAAATGCAGAATATCCCATCTGTACAGCCTCAAAATCGTTTCTGAACTGCTCCTTACATACAATAAGGTTTTGTTGGAACGCTTTAGGCTCAAGGATAACTTCGTTCAAAGTGATGTCAGCTGTGTCTGTGAACTCGCAAGTAGCATCTACAATTGATGAACCTTTTGAGAAAGTCTTGATAACCTCTTTGAATTTTACATTCGGTTTGATTGTGATAGCATTGCTATCCAATGTAACGCCTGAAAATAATGCTGCTGAGATGTACTCTCCTGCAAATTCTCCTGCGTAAGTTGTTGTTACTGTTGGTTGTGGTTGTGCCATAACTTAATAAAATTTAATTGTTTATTTATTTATTTGAAATTCTGTTTAATACTCTACTCATTGTTCCTCCTTGCTGCTTAGCAAATTTCTGTTTCTTAACAGTCTTGTTGGCCTCAGGATTGTGTTTAAGAGGTTTAGACGCAGGCTTAGAAAGTTCCGCTTTCAACTCCTCAGACTCTTGCATTTCTTCTTCCTCCTCTTTCTTAGGATTTTTAAGGTCTTCAATCATTGCTTTGATCTCCTCAATGGCCGCACCCAATTCTTCTTTGGTTGCATATGCTGCCTCAACTTCTTCCTTAACTTCTTCCTCTTTTACTTCTTCTTCAAAGTGAGTTTCTTTTACTGTGCTTTCAACTACCTTTTTAGGGTCTTTAGTTTCTGCCTCAGCCTCAACCTCAACTTCTTCTTCTTCTGCTACTTCTTCTTTGGCTCCTCCGATAATGCCTTCCTCAGTTACAACCAAGATTGCACCACCTTCCATTACGTATTCTCCAATTGGCAAAGGCACTTTCTCGTCTTCTGTTACGATAAATACAGCCTCTCCTTCTTTAAATTCTTCTGCCTCAATTACAGTTCCGTTTTCAAGTTTCATC